GTGTGTTTACGTAAGACATATAACACCCTTAAAGATTCGTGCTTTGCTGATATTAAGGAAGAGGTAGAGACATTAGGACTATCAGAGCTATTTACATTTACCAGGTCACCACTTGAAATAAGATGTGAGACAGGTGCAGTAATGTTATTTCGTGGTACTGATGACCCACAGAAGTTAAAAGGGCTTAAAAACCCTAATTTCGTTTGGTATGAGGAGGGTAATGAATTAGATGAGGAAGAGTTTATAACTATGACTACCTCAGTAAGGGGTAAGTATAAAGGTCAAGAGATATTCTGTTTTAACCCTGAGTTAGGCCAAGACTATAAAGAGCATTGGATATACAAGAGGTTTGGGTTTGCTAATCACATAGCCCCCAGCTTTAGGGATAAGGTAGACGTGGAGTTAGATGGTGGTGAGGTCGTAACTCAAGAGGTTATGGTACATCAGTCTACTTATAAAGATAACCCACACTTACCCCCTGAGTTTATAGCCAACTTAGAAGAGATGAAGAGTAGAGACCCTTATTACTATAGGGTATACTGCTTAGGTTTATTTGGTAATAAGAAAGTAGGAGACCAATTTTATAAAGACTTCAAACCTGAGCTTAATACAGCTAAGGTAGAGTACACCCCTGACTTGCCAGTGCATATATCATTTGATGAGAACGTTAACCCCTACTTACCTTGTGGTATGTTTCAATTCTATGATGGTAAGATATACATGATTGACGAATTAGCCATGAAGCACCCCCGTAATACGGTTAGGGAGATATGTGCAGAGATTAAGCATAGATTGAGAGGCCATAAAGAAGGGGTTTATATATATGGAGATGCTACAAGTAGAAAGCAAGATGTTAAGTTAGAGAAGGGTCAAAACTTCTTTAAAATTATACTATCAGAGCTAGACACACTAAGGCCTATATTAAGACTACCTATGAAAAATCCTAGTGTAGCTATGAGGGGTAGGTTTATGAATGAGGTATTTGCACAACGTATCCCAGGTGTAGAGATAGTGGTTAGTGATAAGTGTGTATTAACGTCTGAAGATCTATTATACACGTTAGAAACTGCAGAAGGCACAAAGCACAAGGAAAAGGGTAGAGATAAGACCACAGGCGTTACATACGAGAAAAGAGGGCATTTTAGTGATTTACTTGATTACATAGTATGCGAGCTTTTTAAAAACGAGTTTATTACTTATATTAATGGTGGTAATATTGTACCTTTAACAGTTGGTAAGAAAAGATTTAACACAAAACATAGATTTTAATGGTATTCTTAACTATAGATGATTTTGATAAGCAGATAAGGAGTGAAAACCTAGACAGGATAATAGACTCTAACAGTGTTATATTAGATGACGCTGAGGCTTCAGCTATACTAAGAGCTACAGGTTATTTAGATGGTCGGTATGATATGCCTGCAGAGTTTGCTAAAAGTGGCACTGATAGAAACGCTTTACTAGTAACGATACTAATTGATTTAGTGTTATATGATGTTCACAGTAGAATTAACCCTAGAAACGTACCTGAGTTGCGTATGGCTAGGCGTGATGAGGCTACAGACCTATTAAAAAAGACTAACGAAGAAAAGCTAAACAATTGGGGGTTAACAGAAAGGCTTAACGCTGATGGTGAGGAGATAGAATTTACCTTTGTTAGATCTAATGTTAAAAATCAATACTTATACTAATGAAGGATCTAGAAATAAAAGTAACAGAGTTTACCCCTGAGATGATAGACAAATCAACTCCTAAAAGCTCTACAGTTATAAAGCATATAGTACCACAACAACTTTACAGAACACGACAAGATATACTAACTTGGCGATTAGCGTTAAGCACAGCAGAGAACGTACATAACCCAAACAGAATAGAACTATATAGGGGTTACCAAGACTGCCTCTTAGATGCTCACGTTAAGACTGTAATAGACCAAAGACATGCAGAAGTATTAGCTAAACCTTTCGAGGTGGTAGATGCTGAGGGTGTGCCTTTGGAAGAGTGGACTAATAAATTTAACCGTAATGCTATGCAGGTATTATATAAGCAGATGTTAACCTCTATAGAATGGGGTTTTACACTTGTACAGCTTTGCGGTATAGAAGATGATACTTTTGTAGATACTAAGGTAGTTCCTAGAGAGTATGTTAAACCTGAGCAGGGCATAGTGGCTGAGTATCCTAGTAATAACGTAGGGGTTAGCTTTACAGAGGGTAAATATTCAGCGTGGACTATTCCAGTAGGTGAGGTAAAAGACTTAGGTTTATTTTTAACCATCATGCCTTTATACATCTATAAAAAGAATAGTGTAGGTAGTTGGGCCGAGTATAATGAGTTATTTGGTGAGCCTATGAGGGTTATGAAGTCAGATGTTACTAATGAGCGTGAGGCTAAGTTAGACCAATTAGCACAAATGGGTAGAGCCCCTTATGCTTTAATCTCTCATGATGAAGAGTTAGAGTTGCATGAGGCATCTACAGGTACGGGTTATAAGACTTACGAAGATTACAACAATTTTTTAGATGCTCAGATTAGTAAATGTGTATTAGGTCAAACTATGACCACTGATAGTGGAAGTAGCAGGAGTCAATCAGAGACACACGCAGAGACTTTAAACGTTAGAACAGTTCAGGATACATGGTTCTTAGAAGCTACTGTAAATGATGTGCTAATGCCTAAGATGAAAGCTTTAGGTGTAGCTATTCCTGATGGGGCGAGGTTTAAAGTAGTAGATAAAGAAAAGGTTAGTAACGATGAGAAGTTTAAGCGTATTATAGAGCTTAAAAAGGCTGGGTTTAACGTGCCTAAAGAGTGGATTACAGAAGAATTTAACATTCCTTTAGATGAAGTGGAAGCACTTGCACCAGTGGAGGGGGAAGAGCCAAAAAAGTCCTTGAGAATATAGCGAACCTTTACGCCGTAGAGTGTTGCGGTGGTACTCACGATATAGGCATGATAGAAGGTGATGAGCCTACTAAGGGTGACTACTTTAGTGATGAGCAGTTAGAGTTATGGTTAATAAGTATATACGAGGGTATAACAACGGTTAAGAACTTAAACCCTTTGTACTATACTCAGACTTTAGAAGTGCTTACAGAGGCAGTATCTAAGGTAACGAAGCTAACACCATTGTTAGAGGATAATTTAGCCTCTTTTGCTGCAGCTAAACAGCATGCTATAGTAAGAGACTTTACTACACTAACAAAGGTAGCTGATACCGCTGAGGATTTTACTAAAAACGTGTTAGGTAATGCTAGAACAGTGTCTAATAATTGGACTTATACAGAACAGAATACAGCAGGTAAGATAGCTAACTCAATTGAGGAGTGGGATAGTATAGAGAAAACAAAAGACCTTTTCCCATTACTAAAATACAGTGCTATATTAGATGAACGTACAAGGCAAGACCATAGAGCATTAGATGGAACAGTTAGACCTGTAGATGACCCGTTTTGGGATAGTTTCATGCCCCCTAATGGGTATAACTGTAGATGTAAGGTAGTTCCTTTAATGGCCGACATTGAACCTATAACTAAAAAACCTAAAGTAACTGAGGATGAAGTGCCTGCAGACTTTAGAAATAACCCTGCTAAGAGTGGTAAGATATTCACTAAAAAGCATCCTTATTACGATAATACAACTGCAGCACAAAGAAGAGATAACTTTGGATTTGGATTCCCTAATGAAAGGTAAAATTAATATACCAACTCCTGAATTTAAGTCATTTATGAATGATGTGACTAAAGTACTAGCTGTAGAGGGTCAGAACTTCTCAGTAGAGAATTGGAAACGTCAAGGGTATTATAAAGAGGGTACGTCTAGTTTTCAAAGTTGGCAGCCTAGGAAGAGAGAATATTACCAGGTAGTTAGAAAAGGTAGAAAGGTTAAAAAGGGCAGGAAAGGTAGAGTACTTAGTAGTAGTAAAGGTAAGGCTATATTAGTGTCTAGTGGCGACCTTAGGTTAAGCGTTAAAGGTAGGCGGTTTAGTATGACTAGAGCATTAATAACAAGTAATTTGAAGTACTCAGCTAGGCACAATGAAGGATTAAACGGAATGCCTAAAAGGACATTCTTAAATGATAACAAAGTATTAGGTAAAAGATTGGAAAAAAGCGTAACTTTACTAATGAAAAGAAAAGGACTTTGAAAGCATTTCTAACAGACATAAAGACACAAATATTTGCAGAAGTACCTGAGGTTAAAACGGTGCGTTTGTGGAACAACCAAGTAGAAGAGCTTTTATTAGGTCGAAACGAGGCAATTTCATTTCCTGCAGTATTTTTAGGCTTTGATACTGATATCAATTATGTCAGTAAAACGGCTCAGGGTTTACAATACGCTGAGAAGGTAGAGTTTTATGTACATATCACAGATGAGAACTACGTAGATAATATTAATGATGATAGTACTGAGTGGGGTATAATAGACCTTAAACAGAAGATTTACAAAGCATTAGAGCAGTTTAGCGGTGTTACATTTGGTAATATAAGCAGGATTAGGGAGTCAGTAGATCAGTCACACGATGACGTATATCACTATACTCAGGTTTATATGATACCTATTTTAGTAGATGCTGATGCCTGCCCTGTTACTGAGGGGGTAGAGGCTACATTAGATTTAACGGTTAAGTTAAATATAGAGAACGTTATAATAAGGACTGGTAGAATAGGTAGAGGTCTACCACCTGTATTAGAAGATATACAGTTAGATTATCAATTAGATTTTGAATTAAATTAATATGGCACAAAGCAATATAACCTACGTAGATAAAGTAACCAGTAACCCACAGCCCTCTATACCTGAGGTAAACAAAGTTACGGGTGATGATATGACTGAGATTAAAAAGGTTGTAAATGATAATGCAGACGACGTAGAAAGTAGGAGTTTAACCAACGTGTACGAGGTAAACGATATAACATTTGTTAATAATATAGGCGATTATTTTGGTAAGTTCTTAACCCCTAGAACAGGGGCAATAACTTTTGATGAAACGGGTGCTGTAACTGGTGCTATATCAGTAGTGTATTATAATAACTCAACATTAGACATACCCATAACACCTATATTAACAAATGGAAGTTTTTTGCCTAACGAGTTAAATAAGCTTTATTTTGAAAGAGATGCAGATAATAATTACACTTTAAATATTATTAATGAAGGTGTAGCCCCTATTGTAGATTATTTCTTTTCTCCTAATTCAATAAATGAAACTTATGGAACATTAACAGGTTATTCAGGAGTAGGTGTAGGGGAGTATATAGAGTTTAAAGCTAGATTCACAGACGTAACAAAACAAAGCCCAATATTAGGTGATATATCAACAACAAATTCGTATTTAACTCAATTTTCTAGTGGTAACTCATTAATGAGATCACCAACAGCATCGGCAGGTGTTGTGGCTACTGGCACAGTATCAAATAATACTTGGTCAATTTGGAGACTAACCAACACAGGGACAGATTTAACTTTAGACGTTGACGGCACAAGTGTTACAGGTATTGCATTAAACACACTACCTTCTATATCTCAATTATTCGCTAGAGGCAACCCGATTGATAGCACAGGAGATCCAACCCGTTTTATGGATGGGGATTTTGAATATATAGATTTTAATGGTGATGTGTTGAAGTTCACAAATACTACAAAAGATCATCTTTCGGCTAGTAGCAATATATCATTAGAGTTACTTAGTGTTAATGTGGTGGATATTTCAACATTATTTACTACTATATAATGAAGTTATTTTTAAGCAATATAACACAAACAACCAAAGAAGTACCTACACAGGTGCAGCGGTTTAGGTATGGGAAAGATTATGCTATCAGTTCTAATACTGATACGTTTGGAGTAGGAGCTCCAGAGATGGAGTTTTTAAGCTGGAAGTATGGTGTAAGATCAACAGTTTATGAGTCGATGAATGGCAGTGCTGTTATAAGAGATCAGTATACACAGAAAATATTTGAATGTTCCATTTATTGGTTAGCGAATAAATATAGCGACCCAACGGATAAGGCGATACCTGACTATACAAGTTCTAATTACTCCTCACTAGGAGAGGCAGCCTTTAATGTTATAGACGGAGATCCAAAACTTCAAAGATATCCTAACAATGGTACGCAGTTATTCCATATCACAGGAGGTAGATTAGGCGTTAAGCTTAACCGAGCTTTAAACTCATGGGACATGGGTCAGGAAGGTATTACTTTATCCGATACATTTGACCCTACTAATATAACAGATGATTCATTGTTTATTGATGAAGTAGGAACTGAGGGAGATGGTTTTAGCGCTACTTTCGCAAAAAATATAAATACATCACCACAAAGGCATAAATGCTTTTCTTATTCATTTGGTCAAGAGGGAACATGGCAGCAAAAAGCTCAATACTTTCTAAGTGGTAGAAATAGCGAGTCAGGAAATAACAATACAGGTGATTATTTTGATGCCTGGGATATTGAACAAAGATATCAAATAAGCCACCCATCTAGCACTCGTATCACTGATACTATGGTTGGTGATGACGCAACTAAAGTATCTTGGATAAAGGATAAGATTGAAACTGTTACGATTCCTACAAATGGTTGGTTTAACAACTTCACTCACTGGCATACAGCCGATTTGGGTTTAATGGAGTTGTTTTATACTGCATTGCAAGAAACAGATTCTTTAAACAATTGTTGGTTTGCTGGCATGAGTGAGGCAAGTGAGTATAGATGGTTTTTAGATATGATAACAGGTACAACTGCTGGTTTTATAGGCTCTAGTTGTTTTGTTACTGTTAGTATTAATAACGTGCATAATTTACCTATTAGTCACATAATAACTCCCATAAGTGTAGAGCTTGATTTAACGGGAACATCTTTAGATGGTAAGGATATAAAATCAAATAAGGGTGGTATTGTGTCACTAGGATCAAATAAATACATTGTAGAAGTAAACGCGACAGATTTGGTAATAGAGGTAACTGAGGGAGTCCAAGAGTACTATGAATTAGTAAACCCTACGTTATTAAGCTCTAATTTAGTAGTTAATGATTTAACTATTACAACAGATCAAAACACTGTATTAACTTTATTTAGTGATGAGATTGGGACAGTAATAGAGCGGAAATATAATAAAGATAATTCACACGTATTTAGTGGTATTGTAAGCGGTACTTATTACCTAGGAATTATGAACAACACAAATAGTACAATAATAGAAACAATTATAGTATAATGGCAAGAACTACAACAGATATATATAATGATATGATAACCCGTAAAGATGCTGAGGCTGATTTAAACGGGCTTACAAGTGCGTCACAAAGTGCTATTTGGCGGTTATTATTTTGGGTTCAAGCTCAGAGTATTAACCTATTTGAACAACTAATGGATGCTTTAACGGTAGAGATACAATTAATAGCAGACAACTCTATAGCTGGTAGTGCTGCATGGTTACAAAATACTGTGTTATTGTTTCAATATGACGCAGGAGACCCACAGGTACTACAAATTATAGACGGTTTACCACAGTACTCTACAGTAAACCCAGCTTTAAGGATAGTTAAAAATGCTAGTGTTAAAGAGGGTGTTAATAGGATAGTATTCGTTAAGGCTGCAAAGGATGAGGGTAGTGGCTTAGAGGCTCTTAGTGTAGATGAGTTAGCAGCTTTAGACTCTTATGTAATTAATATTGGTTTTGCTGGTATACCTTATGTAGTGCAATCTGATAGCCCTGATAGATGCCAATTTACAGCATCTATATACTATAAAGGTCAGTATGTAGCTACTAGTGTTAAAGAAGCTGTAATAGAGTCTATTAATGCTTACTTATTAGATTTACCTTTTGATGGTGTAATTGAGTTTAACAAAGTTATAGACGCTGTACAGAGTGTAGAGGGTGTTAATGATATAGACACACAAAATGCAGTGTTAAAGATTAGAGGTTTTAGTATATCAGCGGATGACCCTAGAGTAATAACAGTGGCAAGGTCACAAGAGACAGCAGCAGGGTATATTATAGAAGAGGATACTGCAGGGTTTACTTTTGATGATACTTTAACAATGGTTTTAGATAACTAATATGGGATTATTTGACATAGACTTAGAGAAGTTTGGGCTAACATTAATACCCCCTTATATGAGAAGGGCGGTTACTATAGCCTATAGTAAGTCGGCTTTAAACCCTTTAATAACATCTAAAGAGACCTATTTAACTACATTTAGAGCTAAAGCAAAGGATGACGCTATAAAAAACGCTCAAAAGATAATGTTAGAGGATAGGTTAAACAAAGACTTTGATATTAATGGGGGGTCTCCTATCTATATTATAACCTTTGTAGATAATTTGGATACAAACTACTTCTATAACTTAGATGAAGTTAACCCACCACCTATATATATGTTTTTTGAAGCAGAAGCACCTGTATTAGATGATACTGTGTTTATGTACTCATTAGAGGAGTATGTACCAACGAATAACTTTACAATTTATATACCTTTTGATGAGACTATAGCAAACCCAGATTTAGAGGTTCAAGTAGTAGATTACGTAAATAAATACAGGGTAGCAGGAACTACTTTTAACACACAAATATATTAAAAAAATGGCTGAAGATTTAAAAGCAAGATTAATAAACCCAGGTAATACAGGGGGCGTACCGATTTTTGTAAATGATGTTATACAAGCACAAGATAATAATAGAAATACTGTTATTGAGAGATGTGAGTACCTTAGGAGTAGTATAAACATTGTTAACTATTATAACGGAGTATCTAATGTAGAAGTGCCAGCAGGGTTAATCCTTAGTGGCTGTATAGTAGATCAGACAGCGTCTACTTATGTAGTTAGCGAGGGCTATGTATATTTAGACGGTGAGATAATTAAATATAATGGTGAGTCTTTTGATAGCACATCTTACCCTCAAGGCTTTCAGATATGGCTTAAAAAAGGGGCTGAAGTATTAGGTCAAAGAGTATTTAAAGATGCTATTAATAAAAATGCCACTAAATCTTTCACTGTAGATACTTCTTTAACAAATAGGGGGGTTTCGGGGGCTTACCCCCCTGCAGGTTATGAGTCAGGCCAGTCTATTTGTATTAGTGGATCTGATAATAATATGGCTAGATACTACACCATACAGAGTGGTTTAGGTTTATTTGTTGGGGCTAATAATGGGTTAGGGGCTACCTCAGAATCAGGTGTATTAGCTAATTATGATAACCCACAAATGGTATCAGCTACTAAAGAGTCTTATACTACAGGGTCTATACTCTCTAGAGTTAAAGAAAATGTTTTAAATCAAGCTAGTTTTTCATGCAGTGTAGATACCACTACTTTTGTAGATGGTACTTACACTTATAATATAGCGACTTTATTACAATGGAATAAAAACACAGTAGAAAGGCATACAGCTATTTTACCTAGTGCAGCTGGTACGAATGTAGATTTAATAGTTCAAATATCTATAGAGCCTAATGGGGTTGTAACTATGCGAAGGCCTACAGGGCAAACAACATGGGCTACTATTGATGGGGGCACTGTATACGCTTTGTCATTCTCATTATTAGCTATATCATCTAATGCTTTAGCTAAACCTGATAATGGTTTTGATTTAAACTATATGACTAAGAGTTAGCCACACGTTTAGACGCTAAAGGCCTTAGAAAACCTCTAAGATAATCAGACAAAGTACAACCTTCTTGTAAGGCTTGTGCTTTAAGATTAGCTTTTTGCTCTTTTGTGACTCTTATACGTATATCTTCAAAGTTAACTTTAGGGGGCATATGTGGGGCGTTTTTTATAATTGTAATATACTTTAAATTAACTTTAGATAGTGAAAGATTTTGAATTTATACATAGTGTTAAGAATGGAAAGGCTGAGATGCGAATTTTTGAGTCTATTGGGGCTAATGGCATCAGTGGGTCAGGCTTTGTTGACGAGTTGCACCATGTTACTAGTAATAACAATGAGACAACTATTTTAGTTAATAGTGGTGGTGGTTCTATGGTAGATGGTTATTCAATGTTCCATGCTACTAGTGAATTATCTAAGACTAATAACATTAAGATTAAAATAACAGGTTTAGCTGCGTCTATGGCTCAGTTATTTAGTTTAGCTGGTACGGGTTTACCTGATATCGTAGACTATGGTATGTTATTAATACACAAACCTAGAATAGGGGGTAACCCTAACCCTAAAAACAAGTTCTTAGCAGAGGGTATAGAGGTGTTCTTTGATAGTGCATTAAATGCGATTAGTGGTAAGACAGGGATAGATAAACAAACTCTATTAGACTTAATGGCAGCTAATAACGGTGAGGGTACTTGGTTAAGTGCTGAAAATGCCTTTCTACTAGGCCTTACTAATAAGCCTATTAAGACAGAGTTAGCTGATAGACCTACTAATATAGTAGAGAACAGCGTAGACCTTCAGTCTTTCTATATGGGTATGGTTAACCCTGATGATGACGAAGATAAATTAGTAATAAGTAAAACAGATAAATATAATATGGAAAAAGTGCTAGTAGAACTAGGCTTAGACCTTGAAGCTAAAGAAGATGTGGCCTTTGATATGGTTGTCTCTTTAAAAGCAGATAAGGAAAAAGCAGAGTTAAAAGCTGAAACTCTAGAAGCTAGAGTAACAGAACAAGACGAAGTGATTGCATCTTTTGAAGCTGCAAAAATTGAGGCTTTTATTGATTCTAAAATTGAGTCAAAGCAAATCAAATTAGAGGATAAATCTAAATGGCTTACAAGAGCTACAGATAACTTTGATATGGTAAGCGAGGTATTAAATGACCTACCATCTCCTACAGTAGTAGCAGATATTACTAAAATCATCTCAGATAAAAAAGAGGTAGAAGTAGTAGCAAGTTTTAGAGAGTTGGAGAAAAACGACCCTAAAAAATTAAAAGAAATTAAAACAAACAATATCGAGCTATACAATAAAATGTATGACTTAGAGTATAAAAAATAATATTATGGGGATTCTGCAAGAAATTTGGGTACGTGACATCCAAGAAGTACTTTACGAAGGAAACGAAATGTTACAAAGATCAATAGATCATAGTGGGTTTATTAGTGGTTCAGTGGTTCATATTCCTAACTCAGGGGCTAACCCAGGGTCAGAGATTAACAGATCATCTTTTCCAGCTACTATTACAGAGCGTACTGATGTAGATAGAACGTATAACGTGAACTCATTTACTACTGATCCAATCAGAGTAAGAAACTTTGAAGAGATTCAAACATCTTACGCTAAAAGATCTAGTGTAATGTCACAACATATTGAGACTCTTAAAGAAGATATTGGATTTAATACTCTTTATAATTGGGGTGTAGATGCTACAGAGGCAGCAGGTAGAATTGTAACTACTACAGGTGCTGATACTGGTAAACTTCCTAACGGAACGGCTACAGGTACTAGAAAAGTTCTTACAATGGATGATATTAGAGCAGCAGCAGCTATCTTAGATAAAGATAATGTGCCAGCAGCAGGTAGGGTAATGACTATCCCTGTAGATATGTATTACGAGTTAGTAGGTGCTGATTCTGTAGCTTTTGCTAATAGATTTGGTAATGCTACTCAAATGACAGGAGTTGTAGATAAACTTTATAACTTTGATATCTACATGAAGCCTACGGTTAACACTTATGTAG